CAGATAGAGCTTAGGATAGCTGCGATGCTAGCCCACGAGAAACGAATGCTTCGCATGTTTGCCGAAGGTAAAGATATGCACCTGAACACCGCGGTGGACGTGACAGGTAAAGCGCCAGACCAGATTGAAAAGGAGGAGCGGAAGAAAGCTAAGGCGGTGAACTTCGGGTTCCTTTATGGCATGTTCCCCGAAAAGTTCGTCATCTATGCGAGGGATAACTACGGGGTTGACGTTACCCTTGCTGAAGCCGAAGCATTCCGGCGCAAGTTCTTTGAGGCGTACCCTGCCCTACTCCAGTGGCACGACCGGCAGAAGCGCCTAGCCCACAGGTACAAGAGGGTCAGCTCACCAATAGGTCGGGTCCGGCACCTTCCTGACATTGACTCTAGTACCCCCACCGTTCGGATGGAGGCAGAGCGCCAAGCAATCAATAGCCCTGTGCAATCTCTAGCCTCCGACTTCACGCTACTAGCCATGATCCTGCTAGCTGAGATGGGGTTTCTTATCCTCGGGCTAGTCCACGACGCACTCCTCTTCGAAATACCAGAAGACGAAGTAGACGTCAGGCTACCTATCATCAAGGAGGTAATGGAGAACCTACCCCTACAAGAGCTTTTTGAGTTGGACGTGACAGTTCCAATTGAGGTAGAGTTGAAGGTCGGCTCTCACTGGAGCGAAGGAGAGGTTTGGAGTTGACAAAAAAGGAAAAGAAATTTCGCAGAGCCTATCGGCGCATGACCGGAGGGCACCTTATCGGGGGCGCTCGCGCAATGGAAAGTTGTGTAGGTTTCACTTCAGACACAGGACTAATCCACCGTAAGCATTTGACTAAGAAGGAGAAACGGGTACTCGACAAAGCCCAAAAAAAGCTAGGCGAAGGAGTTCACCTCCTACGCGTCCTCGGAAATCATCTAGAGAATCCACCCCATGAGGCTGAGTAACTCAAAGGCCAAGACGTGGAATCGCTGCCCTAAGCAGTACGACTTCAAGTATGTCCAGAAGCTAAGGCCCAAGCGTAAGAAGGTTCATCTAGAGCTGGGAACGTGGGTACACGAATTGCTCATGGTGTACTACGACGGAGAGGACTGGAAAGCTAAGCACAGACAGCTAAAGGCAAAGTTCAACAATCTCTTCGAGGAGGAGAAAGAGGAGCTGGGTGATTTGCCGGCCGAAGCTCTACGTCTCTTCAAGTCTTACCTCCGCCACTACGGAAAAGAGGACGAAGAGCATAGGACAATTGACACCGAGGTCGATGAAATTATCGAACTACCTAACGGGCTTAGGTTCCAATTTATCATCGACCGTATCTACGAAGATCGCGACGGACTCTGGCTTCAAGATCACAAAGCAATCAGTAAATTTATGCCCAAAGACTTCATGCTCTTGGATGCCCAGCTGACGCGGTACTTTTACTGTGCGGAGAAGATGGGGTACACCCCCTTGCTTGGGGTTGAGTTTAATGAGATACGAACTAAGGCTCCGAGCATTCCCCACGTTAACCAGGATGGCTTCCTCTCTCGCGCCCAGAAGATTGACACTGACTACTGGACATATCTAAAAACCATTAAGGACCTGGGTCAGAATCCCAAATCCAAAATCTATCTTCCCAAGCTGCGGGAACTCTGGGAACGCGAGCAGACTGACAGTAGGTTCTTTCGCCGCTCTAGACTTCCCAAGGATAAACCTGTTACTCGCACCATGATGCGAGAGCTAACCGACACGGCGGTAGAAATTCGACAAGCCGAGAAACGAGGGCGCTTCCGACGAACTCCTGACAAGTCTTGTCAGTGGACCTGTGACTACTTGGACCTTTGTGTAACAGAGCTTCATGGAGGGAACACTGATAGCATGATCAAAATGCACTATGAGCAGCGCAAACGGAATGAGGAGGACGGATGAGTGGCTAGACGACGCAAGCGTAAACTGAAGTCATCACAGGTATCTAAACGGATTGTGGGAGTAGACGAGGCTAACCCCCACGTCAAGATTCTGGTCTACGGAAAAAACGGAAAGGGTAAGACCAGGTTCGCTGCGTCGGCCCCGAAATGCCTTCTTATTGACATTAACGAGAGGGGTACTCTCTCGGCTCGCAGCTACAAAGGTGTCAAGGTCATACACGTCGAAAGCTGGTACGACCTAGAGGCCATCTACTGGTACCTTAAGAAGGGCGAACACCAATTCGAGTCAGTAGCCATAGACACCTTGACTGCGATGCAGGCCCTTTGCATGGAGCAGGTTATCTACGAGGGTTACGAGCGTGACTCTACACGACAGCCGAAGACTCCAACTAAACGTGACTGGGGAACTACCAAGCAGATGATGGAGGAGGAACTACTCAAATTCCGCAACCTCCCCATGAACGTGATCTTTACCGCACAGGAGAGGACGACCGGAGACCCAGAGGAGGGAGAACCGCGCCTAATTACGGCAGACCTCCCCGCCGGCGCTCGAAGTGCGGCCCTAGGAGCGGTGCAAGTAATTGGCCGCATGTACAAGAAAGAGGTGAAAGTCAAAGGTAAAAAACGTCGTAGCAAATGGGAGTTTCGTCTGTTCGTAGGTGACCATGCAGAGTTGGACACTAAGGACCGGACGTTTACGCTGGGGCGCATACTACGCGAACCCACCGTTCCAAAGGTAATCCAAGCATCAGTTAGTCAGGAGGACTAAGTGGCAAAGAAGCGTAAAGGCAGCGCCGATACTATCCGTCTCGACTTCTCCAAGGAGGTAGAGGGCGGCGGTGGAGGCATACGCCTACCCGAGAACGATTACAAAGGTCAGATCGTCAAGATCAAAAAGATCAGGTCGTCTGAGAAAGACACGCCCGGTCTCGCCGTAACTATCAAGATCACAGAGGGTAAGTTCAAAGGCAAGAAGCTCACGGATCGCCTGTGGATTACGCCTAAATCCCTCTGGCGAGTCAGGTCCATGCTCGAAGCTCTAGGTATTAGCGTACCCAAGAAAGTAGTCAACCTGCCGATAAAGAAGATCATCGGTAAGGAACTAGGTCTCACTGTCATAGACGACGAGCCGTACAATGGACGGATCAAGTCGAAGATCGGTGACTTCGTAGACCTGGAGACTCTCGCCGACCTCTACGACGACGAGGACGAAGACGACGATGACTTCGACGAGGATGACGTCGACGATGAGGACTCGGACGAAGATGAGGACGACGAGGATGAAGATGACGAGGACGAGGATGATGAGGATGAGGACGACGAAGACGACCTGGAGGACATGAATCGGAAGGAACTAAAGCAGTACATCAAAGAGAACGACCTCCAAGTCAAGGTCACCAAAAAGATGGACGCGGATGACATTCGTGAGGCCATCGAGGAGGCAAAGGGTGACGACGATGAGGACGAGGATGAGATCGACCTAGAGGACTTCTAGGGAGATAATGCGGCCATGGAAAGTAGAATAAGCCTTCAATACCTAGCAGGGTTTATTGATGGGGAGGGGTGCTTTACAATTACCCCGCGCCTTCTCCCCCTACTTTCCATTGGCCAGCGTGATCCGACAGTTCTACATCGGATTAAGCAGTTCGTAGGGGCGGGCCATGTGTCTGGAGTCACGACTCGTAATCTATGGCGCTATGCAATTACAGGTCAGAACGCCATAAATCTGACGGGAAACCTGATCCCTTATCTCGTAGTTAAGCGTGAGGAGGCTGAACTTTTTATAACGGTACGCATGATAGGAAGCGGAAGGCCGATGAATTCCCTAGAACGCAAACAACGTGAAAATGTGAGACGGATGCTCCAGGAGTTGAAGCATGAAAGAGTCTGATCTGACTAAAAAAATGGTCATACGCCTAAAAGACCGCGGAGCGTGGGCTAGGAAGATTCACGGCAACATGTACACCGCCGGGCTTCCCGACATCATGGCGGTGTATCGCGGATGGGGCCTAGGGTTGGAGGTGAAGATGCCAGGGCGCGAGAAAACGCTTACGGCCATTCAACGGAAGACCCTAGACCTCATCAGCGATGCAGACGGATTCGGAAGGATGGTTACCTCTGTAGATCAGATAGATGAACTTCTAGACGAGATAGATCGGATCGAGGATGCCTAGAACGACTGACACGCGCAAGGCCCGCCGTACGCGTGTAGAGCGTGCGCGGGTACTAGCAGAGCTAGAGGAGGGCAAGCTGGACATTCGGGAGCTTCTGGACGCTCCTCCGACGTCTCTGATGGGCGCAGACTTGTGGGACGTACTACTACGCGTCCCGAACCTCGGCAGGAGGGGA